TTAGATTTTTTGAATATTGGATGAAATTTATTACTAATGAAAGCATATCTGGTACGCCAAATGTAAAAGATTCGCAATTTTCATATCAAATTAAATATCCAAAAGATTATTATGGCGGACTCAAGATAGCAAAATTTGAAAGAAATCATACAGGTGCTATATTAGAATATAATTTTGTTAATGTTTATCCAACGGCAATTACATCAATACCTATATCATATGATGCATCATCTCTCCTGAAATGCACTGTATCCTTTAGTTACATCCGTTATTATATTGAGGAAAACTTTGAGAAACCCAAAAAACCCAAAACTCCGAAGTTTAAAATTACTCCACAACAATTAGCAAATATTAATAGTCAAGCATTTAATCCCAATACTAATGTAGATTTAGGCGAATATTCTGTAAAAGGTGGAATACCCTTTGATGCTGCAGCGGCATCAGGTAGAACAATAAGTGTTACGGATGCATATAGTGGTAATTATAACCTGAATCTTCAATAATAAATAATTACATCTGAATTGTTTATCGGATATTATGCCTTTACCTAAGATTTCTACGCCAATATATGAACTTGAATTGCCTTCAACTGAGGAAAAAGTTCAGTACAGACCTTTTCTAGTAAGAGAAGAAAAACTATTGGTAATTGCATTGGAGAGTGAAGATACCAAGCAAATTACTACAGCAATTAAGACGGTTATTAAGAATTGTATTTTAACAAAAAATATCAAAGTAGAAACTCTTCCTACATTTGATATTGAATATTTGTTTTTAAATATTCGTGGAAAATCAGTTGGAGAAGAACTTGAAGTTAACATTATCTGTCCCGATGATGGAGAAACTCAAGTTCCTGTAAAAATTGATATTGATTCAATCAAAGTTCAAAAGAACGAAGAACACACGAATAAAATTAAAGTTGATAAGAGTATTATGATGGAGATGAAATATCCATCACTTGAACAGTTTATTAAAAGTAATTTTGATTTCTCAAATAATAATGCAATGGAACAATCATTTGATTTGATTGCTTCTTGTATCGATAAAATTTATACTGAAGAAGAAGTGTGGACAGCATCTGATGTTACCAAAAAAGAATTAAATGAGTTTATGGATCAAATGAATTCAACTCAATTTAAAGAGATTGAAAAATTCTTTGAAACAATGCCCAAACTTTCTCACACAATCAAAGTTACCAATCCAGTTACTAAAGTAGAAAGTGAAGTAGTTCTTGAAGGGTTATCGTCTTTTTTCGCATAGCACTGGTCCATATGGACCTTGAGGCATATTATCGTCTGAATTTTTCGTTAATGCAGTATCATAAATATTCATTAACGGAGATTGAAAATATGATTCCTTGGGAAAGGGACATATATGTTGAGTTGCTAAAGCAACATCTTGAAGAAGAGCAGACAAAACAACAGACACAAAATGCCCAATTATTCTAATGTCAAAGAATCTATAGATGAAAGAATTCTAAGGCTTCTTGGTCTTGAAGATGTTTTTGACTTGGATTATGATACATATTTGACTCTCTTAAAGGAAGAGTTGGTAAAGAGTCGCATGACTCAATCCAAAATTCCTACAGAAGAAATTGAATTGCTCACAGATGAATATAAGAGAGTCAAATCAAAGAAAGGTAGATTTGAAGTTAAAAAGAAAACAAAAATAACTGCAGATAAGTTAGGAGTTAAGAGACAAGCAATCAAAATTTCAAAACAGAAAATGCTTTCTGGAGTAGCAATTAAGGCGCTTCCTAGTGCTTCAATTGCTGAAAAGACTCAGGAAATTTCTAAAAAGAATCTTTTAGGTGGTGGAGATTTAGAAAAAAATGTTGTTGCAATTAGATCCTCTATAGACTCAATTTACAATATTCTTGGAGATCAGTTACTTATCTTAGTAAGAGGTATAGACGAAGAAAGAAAAAGAAGAGAATCTGAATCAAGATCTGCTAGAGAGAAGGGATTAGAAAAAAGATTTGAAGTTCTTAAAAAAGTCGCAGATAAACTGCTGGCACCAATTAAATCAATTTTATCATCAATTATAGATTTCTTTGTCAAAATGATTCTTGGCAGAGCATTAATGAAATTAATTGATTGGATGGCAGATCCAAAAAATAAAGGAAAAATTCATTCAATATTTCGATTCTTAAAAGATTGGTGGCCTGCTCTTCTTGGTGCATATATTATTTTTGGCACTTCTCTTGGAAGATTTGCTTCTGGATTGATTGCTAAAATCGGATTGATGTTGCTTCGTTTGACACGATTTGCAATACCAGGATTACTTAAATTTATTGCAAGAAATCCGATTGTTGGTGGAGCTGCACTTGCAGTAGGTTCATTGGTAGCAGCAAATGAGATAACTGGACAAAGAAAAGCAGCACCAGTACAGGCAGAAAATAAAATAAAAGCGCAAACTGGTAAAGGTATTGGTGTTCAAGGAGTTGGTGGTGTTGGCGACATGGGTGCAACAACTCCTTATGGGTTACTTCAAGGTGCTGCTCAAGGTGGATTGATGAGGCATTTTGTTTTTGGTGGTTCAGTTAGTGGAAATAAAGGTGTAGATAAAATTCCTGCAATGTTGAGTGACGGAGAATTCGTCATGTCAAGAGGAGCAGTTAGTAAATTTGGAGTGCCATTTTTAGAAACACTTAATGCTGCTGGCGGAGGTAACAATCGTCCAAAAATTATGGGTGGAGTTCCTCATGCTGCTGGTGGAGGATTAATTGGAAATTCTTCTGGATTTGTTGGAAAAGAAAAAGAAGCATATGATTACTTATTGCAAAAAGGTTCTTCTTTGGGATTAAAACCTCATCATGTTGCGGGAATAGTTGGAAACTTATCTCTTGAATCGATGGGAGTAAATCCAAATCAAAAACAACTTGGTGGTGGTGCTGGAAGAGGAATTGCTCAGTGGGAAACTCATCAAGATGGTAATGGTAGATGGGATTTAGCAGAAAAATGGTGGAAATCTAAAGGTAATAAAGATTCTTTACTTGGAAATTTAAGAGGACAATTGGATTATCTTCTTTATGAATTAAAAACTGGCAATCCTTTACCAAATGGTTCTCCAGCAGTTCCTTATGGATCTCAAACTCTTCCTACATTACTAAAAGCAAAGGATGTTACAAGTGCCACACAGGCATTTTTGAGTGCATATGAAGCTCCAGATATGTCTGCTGCTCATGTAGGACAAAGAATTGCAAATGCTCAGAGAATTAGTAATTCAGTTGGTACGATAAAACTTCAAACATCAACTATTGCAGAATCCAAGCCCAATTTTCTACAAAATCTTGGCAATTTTGCAAATAGTTTATTTGGCATATCACCAGCAATTGCTAAATCGCGCAAAAAACAAAGTGGTGGATTTATTAATGGAGGATTGTCTGGAAAAATTGGAGAAAATACTGGTGTAAACATTCCCGGTGCTACTGCTGATAGGCAAGGAATTTTTGTACAACCTGGAGAATATGTAATTCCTAAATTGGCAGTTGATAGAATTGGATCTGATTCTTTGGATAGAATAGTTTCATTATTAGATCCAAATTCTTCTGCTGCAAGAATTGGAAAAAGATCGCCAAATATGAGAATTGGAGTTAATCCACCAGTTCAAAATCAACCAAAAGTAATTTACACTTCTTCCATGCCATCTGCTGGTTCTGATCAACCAATCTCAAGAAAGACTCAACATGTGCCAAGAGTTGATGCTCAGCATCCTTCTGGAACCAGAAGTCGTAAGACAATTTTAGGAATTATCTAAAATGGCAATCAAAGCTGCAAATATTACTTCTATTGTAAAAACTTCTTCTGCGATTGTAAACAGAGGTAAGAATAAATCTGCTCAGCAAGTAAAACCTTCGATTCAATTAGTTTCAAAGCCAAAAGCAAATACTCAAAATCAAGGAATAGGTGGAGCACTAGTTAAAAAAGATTCATTTAATGTTGGAAATTTTGGAAGCACTTCGACGAATGAATCCTCTAATAATGTAGGTTTAGAAGAAAATGTTATCAAAATAAAGATAAAAGTAATATCCATAGAAAAATTATTAAGAGGAACAGTTGCACTTCAGAAAAAACAAATTAATGAAAGAAGAAGTGAATATCAAAAGAAAAGCAGAACAGAAAATGAAGATAAGTTAGAAAAAACACCAAAGAATGATACCGATACAAAAAAACTTCCCTCCTTACCGGGGATGGGATTTTTAGAAGGAATTAAAAATTTCTTCTTGAATATGATTATTGGTTGGTTTGCCCTTAAAATGATTGATTATTTACCACAATTTACATCATTCTTAAAAATTCTTGCTCCTGCTGTTGATTTTCTTATTGACTTTTCTGGTAAATTTTTAGATGGACTAGTTACTTTTGTTGATTGGGGATATAAGGCATATGATTTTACTCGTAAAGCAGTTAAAGACATTGGTGGATTAGGTGCTGAAAAAGCATTCGATCAATTTTCTTCAAAGTTAGATACTTTTATTAATCTGGCAATTATTGCTGGCATGATTGCAGCAAATTCTGGTGGAAATAAACCAAAAATTAAATCAAGAGTACGCCCTAAACCAGGAGAGAGATTTAGATCTAAAGTAACTGAGAGTGGTGGAAGACGTGCAGGAAGTGGATTTGATGTTCGTAATCCACTTAGAGAACGTTCTGTAATAACTGAAGGACGTGGTGGAAGAGGTGGATTTAGATTACCTGAAATTCTTGGAGGAAAACCTAAAGCAAAAGTTAGTGTAGGTGGATCTGCCGAAAAAGGATTATTTGGAAAAATTTCTAAAGGTATTAAATTAAGCCCTAAAGCATCGGGAGCATTAAAATTTGCGGGAAGAGGATTAGAAGTTGCTGCACTAATTCCTACAGTATTTGAGGTTGTTGATTTAGTCAAACAAAAAAAATATAAGGATGCTGCTCGCACTATTATTAGTGCTGGATTAAGCATTGCAGTATTTGAGGCAGTTCTTGGTGCTACTGGAGCTGCAGCTATTGCTGAAGAAATTTTTAGTGGTGGACTTGCAACTCCCGCAGCAATCGCAACTTTATTGGGTGGGGGAGTATTATCTGTTGGTGCATCTGCAGGAACTTCCATGGCATCCGATGCTCTTCTTAAAAAACTTGGATTGGAAGACAAACAACAAAAGATGGCAGGAGGCGGAGCAGTAACTAGAGGTGGAAAAATAACGGGAGGTATTCAAAGAACTGTTGGTACAATTAAGAGAAAACTTACTTTTCAAAAACCACCTAAAAAACAAGTTGAACCTGGATCTAAAATTGGTGGCGAAGATAAAATTAAAAAATTATTTCCAGAAGGAAAAGATAAAGAAATGAATCCTTTTGGATTCTTAAAAAATACTGCAGAATCTTTTAATAATGTTGATTATCTTGGTCCAATTTTTGGTTTAGTAACCAAGTCTATTCTTGGCGAAAAAATTGAAGCGGATGATTATAGAAACGTTGGAATGGGAATTAATGCATGGATTTCTCGTGGAATTAACGATGGAAAATTAAATGGACAACTTTCTGCAGCATTTGCAAATGGTGGAGTAGTTGATATTCAAAATGTAATTCCTGATTCAAATGATATCTCTGATTGGGCTCAACAATCTGCAAAAGACTTAGTTGCAACTAAAATTTCATCTACTTCAAAAGATTTATTACAAAATCTTTTATTACAGCAACAGCAAAAAGGAAATACTGATTTGCAAGATACTCCTGATGCTCCTTTAGAAGGAGCAAGTAATGCAATTGAATTGGCTGCAAGAGTTGCAAAACGTTTAATGAATGATTTTGGATTAACTGATTTCCAAGCAGCTGGAGCTGTAGGAAATCTATTAAATGAGGGTATGGGTGGAGGAACAGGAGATGTTCATCAGGGGGGAACAAGAGGTGCGCCAAGATATGATGCGCCAATTACAGATGGTTATGGATGGGCACAATGGACCAATACTGAAGGTGGTGGACCGAGAGATAGATTAAACAGGGCACTTATCTATCTTGGAATGAAAGATAATCCAAAACCTTGGAGTAATGATGATGATTATAAAGTTCTTAAATGGGAACTCCAAGGTCCATATAAATTTGTTATCGATGAATTGAAAAAAACAAAATCTGTTGATGAAGCCACAATGACTTGGCTTACTAAATTTGAAGGTATTAATGATGGCACTGGTCCAAAAAGAATTGCATCTGCTAAACAAGTTCTTCCAAGAGTTGCTGGAGTAGAAACAACAGATTTTACAACAGGAATGGATGCTAACGCTAAAATTGATAAAAGCGGAGTTCAATATATTACTGGAGATCCTAATGATCCTCATTATAGAAAAGATCATGGCGGAGGAAATTATCATGATCACTTAGGATTTGCAAATCCCGCAACAGCAACAAAGGCATTTGATTTCTTCAAATCCAAAGGTTTTAAAGTTACAGAATTTAAACCGATTACTGGTGTTACGGGAAGCGCACATAATACACCAGGAGATCCTCATTATGAAAATCTAGCATTTGATATTCCAGGATATCAGTGGGGAGGCAGTGGTGCAATTGGACCCACAGAATATAGAGGATCTGCAAAAGTTAGATCTGCATTAGCACAATTTGAATCTGCCAAAAAGAATGGAGGATTGGTTGGAAAAAATTATAAAAATCTCCAATCTTATGCATCCTATGAAGATGGTTCCGCAATGACAGTTATTGTAAATACTGCAATGATTATGCCACAATCTATGAATAATGGAAACTCTTCACCAATGGCTTCTGCATCATCAAAATCTTCTCATCATGATCCATTTGAAATTCTTCAAAGATTGCCTGGTTAAATAATGATAATAAAGGTAAATTAATATGGCAGGTCCATTAATTTCAAAGAAGGCTGAAGCATCTGGTATAATAAAATGTACCATTTATGGTAATAATGGCGGAGAAGTTGAATTGATAGATGGCATCATTTCATTTAATTATTATGAAAGTATCTTACAAGATGTCATTAAAGTAGTTATTACATATGCTGATAGTGGATATTCAATTAATAATACAACTCTTCTTGAGGGACTTCCTGTAGTTGGACAAGAAAGAGTATCTATTCAAATAGTTGATAACAATAATACTACAAAAAAAGTTACATTATATGTAAATTCTGCAGTTCCAAATTATAGTGATGCCAACAAACAAATTATAACCCTTGATCTTGTTTCAAAGGAATATATTTTAAATGAACAAGTAAGAGTTAGAAAAAGATTTGATGGAAAAATATCAGATAGTATTACTAGAATTTTAACTGATAGTCCACCATTTGGATTGGGAAGTCAAAAAAAGATAGATGTTGAACAAACAGTTAATCTTTATAATTTTATGGGCAATAATAGAAAACCACTCTATGTTTGTTCATGGTTATCTAAAAAGTCAATTCCTTCAACAGGTGGTGGTAAGGGAAAAACTGCTGGATACTTTTTCTTTGAGACTGAAGCAGGATTTAATTATAAATCGGTAGATACTTTGATGCAGCAATCTTATAAAGCAAAACTCATTTATAATGTAAGTACTGATGAAAGAGGATCTAAAATACCTCAAGGATATGACGGCAAAATATTAGAATATAATGTTGATTATACAATGAATAATATGAATGCAAAAATGGGAATGGGTGTATATAATACAAAAATTATAAAATTTGATCCCTTTAATTGTTACTATGAATCTATAAATAAGCAAGTATCTGATACTTATGAAACGGGAGGTAAAAATCTTCCACAATTAAACAATAAAGAATTTCCAAATAAAGAAACAAATGCAGCAACTAAAACAACTTATCTTTTAGTTGATACTGGAGTTCTTCCCACTGGAAATACTAAACAGCAAATTGACAAATCAAAGGAAAAAAATCTTGAAGAAACTGATATTATCAATCAGGCAATGATGAGGTATAACAGTCTATTTGCAACAAAAGTTAGTATTACGATACCTGGAATGTTCAAACTGAATGCTGGAGACACAATTTTTGTCGATAGTCCGCAGATTGAAAATTCTAATAATACAGATGTTAATCAACAATTTGGTGGCAAATATTTGATTTCAGATCTTTGCCATTATATGAGTCAAAGAGAAACATATACAAGTTTAACTCTCATTAGAGAGTCATTTGGAAGGAAATCCTCATAAATAATTAGAAAAAAATGACAAGAACTCTTCAACAGCATATTGAAGAAAATTGCAATGAATTAAATGGAGAAACCTTGAGTGCCCAAAGGCGCCGTCATTTGCAATTTGAGTTAGATCAACTCAATCGATATGCTAATAATCATCCGAATGATAATCACGATCCAACTGGATTGGAATTATTCTGTGACGAAAATCCAGAAGCACCTGAATGTAGGATATACGAATAATGGTAGAAGAAAGTTCGTTATATAATCCTGGATTTTTAGGTAATGGTGGATTTTTATGGTGGGTAGGACAAATTGCTGATGATTCCTACTGGAGGGAAAATATTGCATCAGGAAAAATTGAGAGCAAAGACAAAACTCCAGGATGGGGATATAGGTATAAAGTAAGAATTATTGGACTTCATGATCAAGAAGAAGAAACGATACCTTCTGATCAACTTCCTTGGGCACAAGTAATGTATCCTACCACTGCTGGTGGTGGACAAGGAAAAGCATCTGCAACTCCAAGTTTAAGGCAGGGTAATTTTGTATTTGGATTTTTTCTAGATGGACAGGACATGCAAGTTCCTGTTATTATGGGAGTGCTTGGTAATAATGCAAAAACAAAACTTGGAACTAAGATAGGAACAACTAAAAATAATTTTAGTCCAACAAGTGCAACTGCAAAGGGAGCAAATCCAGATCCAAATTTTAAGATTCCTGATGAAGGATTATCGGTAAGTCAACCCGCTAAGGGAGATACTCCAACAACTGAAAACACTGATGCCTTTCATTTGCTATGTTTAGCAGATGTAAAACGAAATGAGATATATCAAGAAAAAACTATTATGTTAAACCCTTGTGATCTTGTTTCATCTGCTCTTAAGGCAATTTCAGCAGTTCTTGCAAGAGTTACAAAAGCGATTGATAAGTATTTAAATGCTGCACTAAGTTATATTGATGCAGTTTCAAATATTATAGGACAGATTCAAAATTTAATTGCAAATGCTGCCTGCGAAATTGCAAAATATATGAAAATTATTTTTGATAAAATACTTGAGTATATTATGAAAGTAATCAATAAGGCATTGGCACCAACGGTTAACTTAATTCCACCAAATCAAAGAGGAAAATATTTAAAGATAAAGGAAATAATTACTCAACTTCTTACATGTTTGTTTAATCAAGTTGGAAATTCTTTATGTGGGCAAATAGATGCTGCATTAAACTCTCAATTGAATACTCAATCATTTCCTTATAATGCAACACCAACATCTGCTCCATCAGTACCAATTTGTTGTGTTGAAAATTTAACTGGCGATATTATTGCTCAGAATAAAACAACAATTAGTGATGGACTTAATTCAGTATTAAAGACAATAAATACATTTTTGGATGATGTTTTGGGAGTGCTTGGTGGTGTTAGCGGCGTTCTTGGTGGCATTCAACAGGTAATCAATGGAATTAGTTCAAGTATTACTTCTGCATTAAATTTTGAAAATCTTGTATTAAATTTCTTTGGATGTGAATTAAAACCGAACTGTGCTTCATCAGATTATTATACACTTCAAAGTGGAAGTGGTGCAGGATTGAAAAGTCAAGAACCAAATAAAGCAAATGTTGATGCTGCATCACAAAAACCACCATCAACTACTACTAATCCAACGGAACCAATATATGTTCCTCCATCAAAAAATCAACCATCGGTTGTTACTAACTAGTACCAATAAATAGTCTAAATCAGTATTAATGGATTGATATTATTAGAAAATGTCTGACTCTAAAAATCTTACTGCTCCTATAACTAAAGATCTTATTACAGTCGGATATATTGATCCTCAACTTGGATTTGTGGATGGATTAAGTATATGTGAGGCAAATTCATATGCGGCACAGCATCCTGGAACAATATTTTTATTTGTAGGTAAAGACGGGGTTCTTCAATTTTTATCAATTAATGGAGTCAATAAATTAACTCCGAATGATATTAATGGAAGTTCTGCTCCTTGTGCGGGAATTCAGAATTATCAAGAATGCGGTCCTCCAATTATTCAATTCTTTGGCGGAAGCGGTATTGGAGCTGCAGGAAATCCAGTTATCGGAACTGATGGTGCATTACTTGGAGTCGATCTTGTTTCTAAAGGATTTGGATATCAATATCCACCAATAGTTAAAGCATTAGATCATTGTGATTATGGAAATGGGGCAGTATTAACTGCTATTTTGGGAGAATCTAGTGAGACTTATGAAGTTTATACTGATGAAGAAGATTTTGAAGTATATGAACTTTGTGATACTTCTGAAATTAAATATGGAAGAAATTACGGTCCAAATGGAGAAGATTTAGGACCTTGGAGTCCAAATTCATACATCGATGCTGCTTTTAATCCTGAAGTAGATCCAATTCAACGAGAAATTGAATTATATCAACAATCAATAAGTAAACTTAATAATCCATTTTTTTCTACAAGAAAAAATCAACCTACATCTATTATTTCAAAAGGAGAAGATTTTTCTAGTACATATGATATAACTGATTCCCGATGGGGAAGTTTTATGAATGAGTATGCGATTTCTCCTGTTCCTCCATCAAATGTTCCTGGAAGTGATTATGCTGGAAGATTGTTTACATTTATTTGGGATAAACAAAATTTTCCATATGATGGTGAGTATATTTTCAATGGTTTATGCGATAACCAAGCAAAATTATATGTCAATAATACTTTTATTGGAGATCTTGGGAGTTTTGCAGACGCAGTAAATCCAATTAAAAAAAATTTTAGTGCGGGAGAATATTTAATAAGAGTTGATTTGCTAAATGATCCGATCTATCAAATAAAAAAAACAGAAACAACAGAAACAATAGAAAATCAAGTAGCTGGAGCAGATTTTATTCTTAAGAATGATGGATATTATATGATAGTTGGTGGAAATGTTGAAACTGAAGTAACTCTTTCTTTGATTTGGAAAGATGATCCAAATAGTTATGGAATAGCAATTTCAAAAGCAATTATTCCAAACCCAGATGGCGAACCAATTGTTTTAGAAAAAAATAAAGATGGCAATAATTGGGCAACAAGAGGAACTATAAGTGCAAAATCTGTTTTTAAAGTAA